GTGCCAATGCTGCAGAATTACTTTATGATGCCCAAGGATTGAAAAACGCTAAAATTAAAATTATTGGCGATCCTGCTTGGATTGCACAAGGTAGTTTTTTCCGCCCGGTGACTCAAGAAACATTTGGTGGCAAGGCATTGACGTCTGGTTTCATGCCTGACGGATCGGTGGCGTTTGACAATCAAGAAATTCTGTTTGAAATAGTGTGGCAAAGACCAGAAGACTATGATCTTAATACTGGTATGGCTGATCCTTACAGTCAAACACAAAAGAAATATAATGCCCGAGTGGCTCTGCAGAGCAGAGTGTACATTGCCACCAAAGTCACAAGTGAATTTAGATCTGGCAGATTTGAACAGACCCTCGAAGGCAAACTTTATACTTTTTTGAAATCTGATGCCAGCAATGCCGCTGAACCTTCTGTGGCTGCATTGGCTACCAACAAAACTGGCAGTGATGCTGGCAGAATCAAGCCAACTCAGGCTACTGTGAGAGGAATAGACAACGCCATAGCCGCACGAGCAAGAGCTGAAGCAGAAACTGCTGCAGCAGCGCAAGCAAGATCTAATTTTGCCAAAACTGATCCACGACGTCTTGACACAGGCGACGGCGGCAAACGTGCCATACTAGGAGCACAAGGGGCCTACAAGGAAGCAAAGTTTACTGAAAACGCTGGCGGTGCCGCGTTTGGTAATCCTAACATCACTAGACAAGGTATCACCGCTGGAGCAACATTGTTGCCAGCAAACCCGCCTGCAAATCCTACAGACAGTACCGGAACATCATTACAGCCAACACAATCACAAACAACTAGAGCCGCACCACAAAAATTACCAGGAGCAGGACCAGGAACAAACGGGTTGACAATTGAACAAAGGCGTGAGGTAAACCGTCGAGCAATTGAACAAACCAATCGTGAATTGGCCGAAGAATACGAAGGAGCGTTAGGTGGTGCACCAACAACAGCGCAAAAAATAGTTAAGGATAGAGGTTAATCAATGGCAGAGAACGTAGAACGCAGTCGAGGTCGACCCAGTAATTATAAACTGGATCGTGGAGGAGTACCCGCAGAATTTGGACCATTCACAGGAGTGGTCATGAGTACAGTAGATCCCACACGGTCGGGCCGCTTGCGTGTGTACATTGATGCATTTGGTTCAGGAGCCGACATTGGTGCCATGGACAATGAAACCACCTGGACCACGGTGAGTTACATGCCGCCATTCTATGGCTATACTCCAATGAGTCAAACACAAGGAGCCACAGAAGGTCTTGGTGCTTACCCTGGCAACTCTACCAGTTATGGCATGTGGTTCACACCTCCCGACGTGGGAGTAAAAGTGATTTGTATATTTGTCAATGGTGACCGTAGTCAGGGCTTCTACATTGGCGTGATACCAGAACAAGGCCTGGGACACATGGTACCTGCTGTTGGCTCAGTGCCGGCGTCACGGGCAGATATACAAAATCAAAACCAAGAAACTTATTTTGCTGACGCACCTAGATTGCCAGTTACAGAAATAAATGTCAACAATGAAGGTGTTTTTAACGATCCAAGATTTTATGACCAGCCTAAACCAGTACAAGGATATCTTGCACAGGCCTTGTTACAACAGGGATTGATCGCAGATATAGAACGAGGTACTATTCAAAGTTCAAGTCAGCGAGAAACTCCCAGCGCAGTATTTGGAATCAGCACACCGGGCACAGCCATTTATCAGGGTGGTATGAAACCCAATGACATCAGAGCCAAACTCAATGCAGGAGAAGTCAAATCTAGTGATGCTAGAGTAATTGGCAGAGTAGGCGGACACAGTCTGGTCATGGACGACGGCGACCTAGATGGAAACAATGGTATGCTACGTTTGAGAACCAGTCTCGGCCATCAAATTACCATGAGTGATTCGGGAAACTTTTTTTACATCATTCATGCCAATGGTCAAACCTGGCTGGAATTTGGCGTCGAAGGCACAGTAGATGTTTATGCCACAAACTCGGTGAATGTACGCACCAAGGGAGATATTAATTTTCACGCTGACAGAGATATCAACATGTTTGCTGGTCGCTACTTAAAAATAAAAAGCAAAGAAGACATGCAGATAGAGTCAGGAACGTTCTTGGCCATGCAAGCACAGGAAGATATTACTTTGTATAGCAAATCTACAATTGGAGTCAAAGCTGACGGAACATTGACTCTGAACAGCGCATCGGGCTCATGGGGTGCAGGATCCGCCTTGGTATTACAAGCAGGTGGCATTGATCTTAACGGTCCAGCAGCAGGTCAAGTGACCACACCACAACCTTTGACCAAAACACTCTTGGACGACACTGAATGGGACACCAGCAAAGGCTGGATAGTCAAACCTGAAGGTCTCGAAAGTGTTGTAAACCGAGCCCCCACACACGAACCATATCCTTATCATAACAAGGGCGTGGATGTTGAGATTGCATTTGAAGAAGGCAAGCCAAGCCCGCCTCCAGGGGCTGTGCCTGTGCCCGCAGGCATAGAGATAAAGGCACAATAACATGGCTGAATTTACATTTAATCTTGATCAACTCAAAGCCAGCGTTGGTAAAACACAGGCCAGCTTTGAATCCAGTTTGTATTCTAAAACAAAAAATGAAGATTTAACATACACAGGTGATGATTACATAGTCTGGGACAGAACCAACGCTGAACGCCTACGCCGAGGATTACCTAGTTTAACGCAAATTGGCTCACCTCGCCCGCCTGAAGATACCACAGGAACAACGTCTACAAACCTATCACCTGGTGAGCCGCCCACAAACTCCGACGGTTCTGCAAAAACATTTGCCATCAAAGGTCCACCAGGACTCACACGTGAGCAGGCATTTGCAATATTCAAGAAACAAGCTGATACTGGTGGTCTAGTGGGATTCAAAGCAGGCGATGTTCTTTCAGCGGCAACACAAGCTGCTGATGGGCTGGCCGGAGCACAAGCCATGGTTGCACAAGCCCAGTCAGGTGTGACTGGTAGTCTTAACGTGGGAAGTTTTACGTCTGGGTTGTCTGCATCTGGAATAGATCTTGCCACTGGACGTATTCCATCAATTGACGCTGCATTTGCTCAAAGTGGCATCAATGGCGGAGCTGGTGCTTTCACTAGTGTGTTAGGCAGTGTAGCTGGTGGCCTGGGAGCCGCTGGCGGTGCAGCAGGTGGTTCTTTAGCTGGAATTACACCAGGACTAACAGCCGCAGTAGGCCCGGCAGTGACCTCAATATCAAATGCTGGTACTGCATTGGTAGGAGCAGCTGGTATACAAGGGTCAACTGCCATCAAGAGCATTGAAACTATCAACAAGACCATAACACAATTTCCAGTAACCAGTCCTATCAATGCCGCAGACTTTACCAAAATTGCCGGCGGTATTAATCCAGCAGGCGCCCTGTCTGGACTAGGTCCCATGAGTGTGCCCGAAGTCAACGGAGTGTTGGCGCAGGCTAAAAATCTAGTTAACCAAGCCGGTTCAGTGTTGAGCAATACCAAAGGGCTTGGATCATTTGGACTTGATGCTGGGCAATTAGAAACAGCTGGTTATGTGAAACCTGGCACAAGAGCACTATTGGCAGCAGGCACAAACGTGTTTGCTGATGTAATTAAAAGTCCTGCGGTATGGACAGGCAAAGATGGAATCAAAAGTGCCTCAGACTTGCTAAACAACGTGCCCAAACAAAGTCAAATTCAACAGGATCTCATGGCCAAGGGCGTGGCTGGCCTAGCCGCTGTGGGCGTTCCAGTTAAAAACTTGTCAAGTCAAGGACTTGCTGGCATGGCATTGAACGCCGCCAAAGATCTGCCTAGCGCAGAAGCATTTGCCAAAGGTTTGCCTATTCCTGGAGATGCTACAGGTGCAGTGCAAGCAGAATTTAAAAGTGCGGTACGTGACGGTGCATTTGCTGTGAACTTGGTACAGACCAAAATCCCTACAGTGTTCAAGCAAGAAGATATACCAGTACCAGCAGAAAACACAGTGAATCGCGCCACCCTGGATGCAGCCAGCACACGAGTTATTGGCAACGACAAAATCCCAACGCCCAATTACGGACCAACAGAAACCAAATTAGAAAATCAAGCCGATGTTGAAGATTATGCTGACAAAGCGTTGATTTATATAAATCAGTATCTGAATCCTGCTGGCCGTAATTTGTTTGAAATTGAGGCCAAATTATCTGCTTTGGAAAATCAGCAAACGATTTCTCCAGCAGCATTTTCTGCTATAGATGGCGAATATCAACAGGTTAGGGATACGTTTAACAGCAATGCTCGTGTGCAGGCTAGTGTACAATACCTTGAAGCATTTAATAAATTGACTCAGATTCAAAGAGGAAACGTAAATCAATTGCCTACAGGTCCAAAGAATGTTCAAGCAAAACAAGCCTTGCTTATAGATAAGTCGGGAGATATTAGACAAAGAATAAACAAGTTGAAGTTGAAGATCGAAGGGCGCGGTGAAGGTGAATAGCCTTCAATAAATACAACATGGCACAAAGATTCATTGGATTCAACACACAGAACCAGTTTAAAAAATTCACACTCACGGATTTTGAACTGGTCAAACGCGATTTGTTGAATGCGTTTAATATTCGGCAAGGACAACTGCCCGGACGCCCAGGATACGGCACTGTGTTATGGGATTACTTGTTTGAACCGCAGCTGGAAGAATTACAATCGGCCATCGAAAGAGAAATTCAGCGTGTGGCCGGCGGCGACCCCAGAATCTACATCAGCGACATACAAACTTTCCCCCAAAGCAACGGTATTTTGATACAAATAGAACTAACCGTAGTTCCCAGCACAGATGCTGAACGATTAAGTATATTTTTTGATCTACAACAACGCAATGCATCCTATGTATAACTAAGCCGTTTTTGTTGCCCATAAATAAAAGACTGAGGCACTAATAAAATGGCAACCACCACAAGACAAACCGCAATATTTGGAGTTGAAGACTGGAAACAGATCTATCAAACCTATCGCGAAGCTGACTTCCAAAGTTATGATTTTGAAACTTTGCGCAAGAGCTTTATTGATTATTTGCGGTTGTACTATCCTGAGACATTCAACGACTTTATTGAATCGTCAGAATACATTGCCTTGCTGGATGTCATGGCGTTTATGGGTCAAGCACTGGCCTTTCGTTCCGATCTAAACACACGTGAAAACTACATGGACACGGCCGAGCGTCGTGACTCAGTAGTTCGCCTGGCCAACTTGGTCAGCTACACTGCCAAACGCAACACAGCCGCACAGGGTTTACTCAAAGTTTTTTCAATAACCACAACTGAAAACGTAATTGACTATCAAGGCGTTAATTTGAGCAACGTCACAGTAAACTGGGCCGATCCCACCAACCCTGATTGGCAAGAGCAGTTTACTACCATCATCAATGCCAGTCTTTTGAACACTCAACGAGTGGGGCGCCCAGGAAATCGCCAGACTATTCTGGGAGTGAGAACAGACGAATATGGTATCAACTTGGTACCTGGCTATTTGCCTATTGTACCGTACACAGCCACAGTGGACGGTGTAACCATGCCATTTGAGGCCATGACATCCACATCAGTGGGCGCAGATTTTCTATATGAGCCAAGTCCACGAGCCAACTCACCATTTAATGTGTTGTTCCGCAATGACCAACTGGGATTTCAGTCAGCCAACACTGGTTACTTTTTTATGTTCAAGCAAGGCGTGTTACAGAATCAAGATTTTAACTTGGCTGAAAAAGTAAGCAATCGCACAGTGAACATCAACATCGAAGGTGTCAACAATGAAGATCGTTGGTTGTACCAACTGGACAATGTGGGCAATATCACTCGCGAATGGGAATATACTGAAAACATTTATGCGGCAGCCGCTGAACAAATTGGTACCAGCCTGCGACCCATCTACACTGTGACATCACGTACTAACGATCAGATTACCATGGTGTTTGGTGACGGTGTGTTCTCAGAAATACCAGTGGGCACCTTCCGTGCCTATGTTCGTGCATCAAACGGCTTGCAATACATTATCAATCCTGAAGAAATGCAGAGTGTGACTATTCCCATCAGTTACATCAGTCGCAACGGCAACCTTGAAACCATCACATTCACTTGTGGCATCACAAGACCTGTGAGCAATAGTCAGGCACGTGAAACCATTGAACAAATCAAGCAACGTGCGCCTGCACAGTATTACACTCAAAATCGCATGGTCAACGGAGAAGACTACAACCTCTTCCCATACACACAGTACAACTCAATTGTAAAGAGCAAGGCCTTGAATCGTGCTTCAATTGGTACCAGTCGGTATCTTGATCTTGTGGACAACACTGGCAAGTACTCCAGCACCAACAGTTTTGGTGCTGATGGCGGATTGTGGCAACAAAACATATTGCCCACTATTTTGTTTTCCTATACCAACCGAAATGAAATAGCAGATGTGATTGCCAATCAGGTACAACCTGGCCTGGCTGAATCTACCATGAAGCAGTTTTACTATGCTAATTTTCCAAGAGTAACTGAATCCACTCTGCCCACATATGGTGCTACTACCTGGGTACCCGGTGCTACCTGGAATCAGAGTACCACCTTGGCCAATGAAACCACAGGATATTTTAGAAATGCAGTGACATCTGCAACCTGGCCTAATGGCACCCCAATCCCAGTGGGATTTACAACTACCACAAATTTTAAGTATGTATCAGTGGGTAGTTTGATCAAGTTTGTGCCACCTGCTGGCTACTACTTTGACGCCAACAATAAACTCAAGCCTGGCACACCCAGTCGCGCAGACGAAACACTAGAAATTTGGGCCAGTCCGTTGAGCATACAAGGCACAGGATACAACAACGGACTAGGAAATCTTTCTTCAGGGGCAGGTCCTATAACCCTGAATAATTTTATACCAACTGGAGCTCTAGTCGATACTATCATTCCACTGTTTGTGTCAGACTTGCCACTGACATTGGAACAGTCCATGGCCGAACAAATTTTGCTCAATCGTAATTTTGGCATTGGCTACGACAGCAACGGTGACATCACTGGTGTGCCTTATTCCTGGTACTTGATAACCAGTACTAACTTAGCGGCTGACAGTACATGGAGTCAAGCCAATGCAGGATCCACAGCAGGCACAAATCAGGATGCATCATGGTTGATTCAGTTTGTGGTTCAAAATCAAAACTACACAATCACCTTCCGTGGCCTGGCCTATTACTTTGGTTCAGTGTTGAGCACACGCTTTTTCTTCTATGATGGCAGCCAAATTTACGACTCACGAACTGGCACAGTGATCAAGGACTTTATTAATGTTTTAGCAGTAAACACTAGACCTGATTCTACGGATCATTTGTCCGGAGATATTGTCATGACTATTACTGGACAACCAGTTGAATCAGACGGCTATGTGGACGATTTTCAAGTGTTGGTCAGTTATCGTGACAGCGACAATGATGGTGTACCTGACAATCCTGATTTCTTTAATGAAATTGTTGCTCCTTCTGTAGATCCCACACAAAAATATGTGTACCTACAAAAAACTGTGGACTTTGACAACCTACAACGTTATCTCTTGGTATCACAAGGCGAAGTTGTGAGTGACTACCCCACTTTAGATGATATTGAGTTGGCCAAAACTGAGTGGACTCCAGGACAAGTATTCTATGCTTACACAGACGAAGCGTTTTATCAATTGAGCGTGGGTGCCACAGGATTACGAACCTTGATTGATGTCAGCACAGAGTGGTTGGCCAAAACAGGTCGTCAAGATTTGTACTTTCAGTATAGACACAACGCACCGTTGACCACCCGTATTGATCCAGGTACCACCAATATTATTGATTTATATGTTGTGACCCTGTCCTATTATACTGCATATCAAAACTGGATTCAAGACACAACCGGTACTGTGATCGAACCTGATGTGCCCAGCCTTGATGAACTTACTACCACCTATCAAGGCCTACAGAATTATAAAATGTTGAGTGACAATATTATTTTGAATAGTGTAATTTTCAAACCTTTGTTTGGACAAAAAGCCGCACAAGAACTACGTGCCACTATTAAGGTCATTAGAGCCAGTGGCTCAACAGCCAGCACAAGTGAAATTAAAAGTGCGGTGGTTGCTGCAATGAATACATATTTTAGTATTGATAAATGGAATTTTGGAGACACATTCTATTTCAGTGAACTTGCAGCCTACCTACATAGTAATTTGGGTAGTATTATTAGTTCAGTTGTTTTGGTTCCGTTGAACTCACAAAAGTACTTTGGCGACTTGTACGAAATACGCTCAGAGCCAAATGAAATATTTGCTAATGGTGCTACTATTAATAACATTGAAGTGATTGAAGCATTGACCAGTACCAACTTGCGTACTGCCCCCGGTAGTGGAGTAATTTAATGGCAACAGTTCGTAGTGTAGATTTTCTTCCTGAAATTTTTCAGACTGATGCCAACAAGCAGTTTTTAAGAGCTACATTGGATCAGCTGATCCAGGAGCCTAACTTTAGAAAAACACAAGGTTTCATTGGCCGTTCTGTAGGCCCAGGGGTTGACCCCAACGACAAGTATGTGGTTGAACCCACGGCCACCAGAGCCAATTATCAACTGGAACCGGGAGTGGTCAGCCTTATACCCGAAACCAGTCAGATTCGAGATGCCATCACCTATCCTGGACTAAACGATGCCATTGGATTTCAAGGCGGCAATGCCAGCCGCCCAGATCGTCTGTACTCAAGCGAATACTACACCTGGGATCCGTTTGTAGATTTTGATGCGTTTGTAAATTTCTCACAATATTTTTGGGTACCTGGTGGACCTGATACTGTAGATGTGGCTGCAACCGGAGTGTCTACGTCGGACAATTTTACAGTCACTCGGGCCAATGGTGTTTATACTTTTTCGGGCATCAACGGCGACAACCCTATTATTGAACTGGTGCGTGGCGGCAACTACACTTTTCAAGTGGCTCAGAACGAAACAGAAACTGTTAACTATCGAGTAAGAAATTCAGGAACGTCAGCCTATGTGATTGACTTCCAAAACAACCCCAGTCTTACATTGGCTCGTGGCAACACCTATGTGTTTAACTTGACACTGGATGGTGTGTTCCCGTTCTGGATAAAAACTCAACCCACTATTGGTACTGGAGAAACATACAATCAAGGCGTGAGCCGCAATGGTGCAGCCACTGGCTTGATAACATTTACAGTGCCTCAAGATGCGCCTGATACATTGTACTATGCTGCAGAAAATCAAACCAGCATGCAAGGCATATTGAATATTGTAAATGGCACCCCAGGTACAGGTCCAGGCTTCTGGATTCAAACCACTCCAGGAGTGTCGGGCACCATCACAGCAACTCCTAACATATCCAGCAGAGACGTACTGGGTGTGACCAACAACGGCGAAGATTTAGGTACAGTAATTTTCAATGTGCCGGCCAAAGATGCACAAAGTTTTTACTATAACTTAACCAATATTGGCACAGTTGATTTGGTAACAGACATGCAGTTTGCACAGATCAACAATCAGTCAGTCAGCGAATTTATCAGTCAATACAACGGCATTGATGGAGTTACAAATCTTGATGGCCGTACTTTGATTTTTACCAACTCCACAGAAGATACCACAGAAGGTGGCTGGTATCGTACCAGTTTCTTTGACCCACTCATAGATGATGCATCTAATGTGGGTGTGGCTGGCAGTTATGACAGTGTGCCTTATGACTATACAATTGATATTGTACCTAACCAACGTTATCAAAAGTATCAAATTAGCTACGTAAATATTGCAGGTACAGTGTACATACAGGTCAACAAGATAGCTGACATTGCACCGTTAGAAAAGTTTATCATTGGCTATGGACTAACCTATAGTAACACTCAATGGTACAAAGATGCCACTGGGGTGTTTCAACAGATTCCTCTATTGTCTGCGGTACAAGATACCTTGTACTATCAAGATGGCACAGATCCAGAGATCTTTGGCCGCATCAAGCTAATAGAGCAAACACAAACCAACATCATCTATGTTGATGAAATTCTAGGACGAGAAACTTATATCAGTCCCAATGGTGTGACGTTTAGTAATGGACTGAGAGTTCGCTTCACTGGTGATGTATTTCCTGCTAGTTATGGATCTGGTTCGTCTTTGTTTCAATACACTGCAACTGAGGCTGGTACAAATTACATAACTTACAACAACAGTGCAGATTTATATGTGGGACAACAGGTGGTGTTTTCTGCGCCATCTCTAGGAGGACTCAATTCAGGGCAAACCTATTATGTGAGATCAATTGCGGCCAACGGTCTAAAATTTACAGTGAGCACTGTAGAAGGCGGTCCTGTTGTGGTATTATCAAACGCTACTGGAAACGCCTCTGCTACAGCCATCAGCAACAGAGAATACTATGTGAGTGGAGTGGGCAATGCAATTGAATTGTTGCCTACTGTGAATTATGTTGTACCTGAACTGTATGTAGAAGACGCTGACGATAGTACTATAGCTACAGAACCAGATCAACCAGATTACTTGACCATTGATCGTGCCAGCAAAGATTTAAATGCCTGGACCAGAAGCAATCGTTGGTTCCATATTGATGTTATCAATGCTACGGCTGCGTACAACAACACCACTGCGGTGCTGGACAACAATTATCGAGCTAAGAGACCTATTGTACAATTCAGACCTGGTATGCGCCTGTGGAACATGGGTACAGAAGGCAAAGCGCCGGTTGATATTATTGACTTTGAAGAGACAGATGCCTTTTCTAACATTGAGGGATCTACCAGTTACAGCACCAACGGCTACACCTTTGTAGAAGGCACACGAGTTATTTTTGCGGCAGATGAAGATACTTCGGTGCGCAACAGAATCTATATTGTGAGTTTTGTCACTCCAGATACCATAGCCCCTCTAATACCACAACCTATCATTACTCTTACTCAGGCCACTGACGGGGTGGTTTTATTGGATCAATCCACAGTTTGTATCAGCGGTACTAGCACTGCGGGAAAAACTTTTTGGTATGACGGAATTGAATGGACAGAAGCTCAGCAAAAAATCTCAGTGCAACAGGCACCGTTGTTCAATATATACAATCCTGATGGTGTAAGTTTTGGAGATGGTACACAGTATCAATCAACTACATTTGCAGGATCAAAGCTGTTTAGTTATGGTGTAAGTGACACCACTATACTTGATCCAGTTTTGCAGTTTCCGCTAAGGTACTTGAATATCAACAACGTTGGCGACATTGTGTTTGACAACAATTTGTACGTGGACACATTCTTGTACGTGGTTGACAACGTTAGTATCACATCAGACATCAGTTCAGGATCTGTAAGAGAATACGCCACTCGAACTGATTATCAAAAGTTGATAGGTTGGCAAAAGGCCGCGGTGGACCAACAACTTTATCAGCAGTTTAAATTTTCATATACAGGCGCCACACTCAAACTAGATGTGTCAGCATTGTCTCAGACATCTATTGCTACACCAGTAATTAAAATATATGTGGGAAGTGTTTTTATAGATCCTGGTGCATACACCTATACCACTACTGCTGACAGCACTGTTATAACTTTACTTAACACTTATGCTCTGACAGACATTGTAGAAGTACTGGTACTCAGCAATCAAACTAGTAAGGTTGCATTTTATCAAGTACCTGACAACTTGCAAAGCAACCCATTGAACTCAAATTCACAAGCGTTCACGCTGGGAACCATTCGCACTCATTATCAAAGCATCTGTGAAAACCTACGCACCCTTCAAGGTCCAGTAAACGGTGCCAACAACACTCGAGATCTTGGCAATATAGTGCCTTTTGGTCTAGTTATCTTGCAACAAAGCTCGCCGTTGACTTTGGCAGGCTACTTCATGCGCAGCACTGAGTATAATGTTTTTGCTGCCATGCAATACAACAGTCGAGAATACATCAAATTCAAAGCACAAATGTTGGATTCAGTGTTGACACAAAACATTGGATTTGAAACCACAGCACAAGTACTTGATACTGCTATACAAAATGTTACACTGGGTAAATTAGATACCCAACCGTTTTATTGGAGTGACATGATACCTGCTGGTATCACCTATGCCAGCACCAGCTACACCGTGAGTTTTATCACAACCAATGTATTTGATACTGTACAGGTGTATGATTTTACCACTCAAAATTATCTTGGTCTTCTGGTATATCTCAATGGCCAACAATTGACTCGAGATGTGGACTATACTGTGGCCACCGACGGTCCACGTATCACTGTGTTGGTCACATTGACAGTGGGAGATGTACTGTTAGTCAACGAGTACAACGCCACTTATGGAAATTTTGTACCTAACACACCTACCAAACTAGGATTGTATCCTTCTTGGAAACCAGCGTTGATAACGCAAGCTACCAGCAACGGCACGGCTTCATTTATACTAGGACACGACGGCAGCACCACTCCGGTGTTTGGTGACATTCGTGATGAGGTTTTACTGGAATTTGAAACACGCATCTACAACAACCTCAAACTGGATGGTAATCCAGTGCCACTTACCATTGATGATGTGTTGCCTGGCCAGTTTCGTGAAACAGGATACACATTTGAAGAAATAAACACAATTTTTAGCAGTGACTTTTTGGCCTACTGTGGTTGGAACAAACTGGACTACAATCAGCAAAATTATCTAGCCAACAATGAATTCACCTACAACTACAGTAGCAGTAACAATCGTCTTGACGACCAACCGCTGTTGGGTGCCTGGCGCGGGATCTATCGATATTTTTACGATACAGAACAACCCAGTTTGACACCATGGCAAATGTTGGGATTAACCAAAGAACCTGACTGGTGGCAAGATCGGTATGGTCCAGCTCCTTATACCTCTGACAACTTGGTGTTGTGGGACGACCTAGAAGCCGGTTTAGTGGCCGACCCTGTTGCACCATACATAGTTCCAAAATATGCACGACCAGGACTAACTTCAGTAATCCCCACTGACAGCGAAGGCACGTTATTAAGCCCTCTTGACTGTGTGGTAGGTTTTACTCCGTTAAACAACAATCTCAACAGTAAATTTGCTAAAAGTTGGGCACTAGGAGATGGAGGACCAGTAGAAGCATCTTGGTACAACAGTTCATCATATCCATTTTCCGTGATGCATGTGCTGGCAGTCACACGCCCAGCAAAGTTTTTTGCCTTGTTTGCCGATCGTGACAGATATCGCTACAATCTGGACTATGAACAATATCTACTGGATGATCGTTATCGTCTAGACGCCAATGGTGTTGAAGTCTACGGCAATGGTGTAAGCAAAGCCAGCTACATCAACTGGATTGTGGATTACAATCGTCAGACTGGCATTGATTCAACTGACCTGTTGACCGCTGATCTACAGAATCTAGATGTGCGCCTGTGCTATCGTATGGCATCATTCTCTGACAAACAATACATCAAATTGTTTACAGAAAAATCCAGCCCTAACTCAACCAATACTGCTTTGATGATTCCTGATCAAAGTTATGACATTTTGTTGTACAAGAATCAACCTTTTGATCAGATAAGATACAGTAGTATTGCGATACAAAAAGTAAGCAACGGTTATGCTGTTTTTGGATTTGGTAATCAACAGCCTTACTTTAACATATTACAAAGTCAGGCAGTGGGGCGACTTGCAACCTACAGCTCGGGCGGTATTACTGTGCGTATTCCCACTTTCTATACCAACACAGTAGTTCAGGTTCCGTACGGATTTGTATTCAGTAACGAAACTTCTGTGTGTGATTTCTTGGCCAGTTACGGCGAACTTTTAAGCACACAAGGCCTAACATTTACCAACATTGCCAATGGCTATGTGTTAGATTGGCCGCGCATGATCAATGAATTCTTGTACTGGAGCCAACAAGGTTGGGGTACAGATGCAATTATAAATCTAAATCCCTTGGCTGCCAAACTAGAAATTTCTAGACCACTAGCAGTGGTTGACAGCATCAACACCGAAACCACAGAGAATCTGTTGTTGAATCAAAATTCACAAGAGATTCCACCACGAGCACTCAACATAGTAAGACTGGGTAACAATTTCAGTATTGAACCATTGAACCTGGACGCCATCAGTTACATTGACATGCGGTTTACCAACTACGAACACATGATTGTGTTGAACAATCAAAGTGTGTTTGGAGACTTGATTTATGATCCCACAACAGGCGCAAGACAAAGTAGATTGAGCATGGTGGCCATGACCACTGCTGACTGGAACGGATCAGTTGATGCACCTGGATTTATCTTGAATCAAAACAACGTTCAAGAGTGGACTGGGTTAAAAACCTACAGCAAGGGCGAGATTGTCAAGTACAAAAATGTATATTGGTCAGCACTGACTATTGTACAACCCACTGACAAGTTTGATTTCAATGTGTGGACTCAAAGTGACTACACTCAGATTGAATTGGGTCTGTTGCCCAACTTGGCTAACAAAGCTGATCAACTGGCCAACAGCTACAATATTAATGCAGCAAACATTGAATCAGACAATGACCTATTGGCATACGGTCTAATTGGATTTAAGCCACGCCAGTATATGGCGGCGTTGAATCTTGACGATGTTAGTCAGGTAAACGTATACAGACAGTTCTTGGATACCAAAGGCACTTTACTGGCCACAGAGTTATTCAAGCAAGCCAACCTTGGCAAAGAATCTGCAGACTATGACATCTACGAAAACTGGGCAGTGCAACGTGCTGTGTACGGTGCCAACGCCAATCGTAGTTTCTTTGAATTGCGATTAAATCGCGCCTTGCTGAGTAGTAACCCCAGCCTGATTCAAGTCATACAACCACAACAGGTCAGCGAAGCCGATCAGACCATCTTCTTCAGTGACGTGTGGCGACAAAGTTTTGCGTTAACATCAACTGACATTTTGCCAGTGACTACTGAGTTACCAACTGATGTGGCGTTGCCCACTGCTGGTTATGTGAATCTTGACGATGCTGATATTACTGTGTTTGACATTGAAAATTCAGACAGTCTTTCAGCCAATATTGATGCCATTCAAGTGGGCACTAGTATATGGGTGGCCAAGATTAACAGTTACGACTGGAATATATACCGTGCTCAAGCAGTCCCAGGCATAATTCAACACGTTTGTGACAATCTAGATGGCACCAGCCGTGTGATCTTTTCCACCAATCATGGCTTGGTAGCAGGCGCTAAACTGATTATCAAATTCTTTGATCCTGAAATCAATGGTGTTTATCAGGTATTGTCTGTGGCAAATTTGACCACAGTAAATATTGGATTTGATTTTACTGGCGACCGTGTGGTGGCCAATGGTACAGGTTTAGGATTCACCTTGCAAACCATGCGTGTCGCGCAGGCCAGCGATGTGATCAATCTGCCATACGCCAACAATATTCTGCCAGGTGCCAAAGTTTGGGTAGACAACAACGGTTCAGGTCTATGGGAAGTTTTACAAAAGAACAGTGTATTCTCTGACATTATCTCATTGAATCCTGTGTTGCTAGATGCAGGCGAACAGTATGGTGCCAGTGTAGCACAGGCCCGTAATAGACTAGCTGCCTTGGTAGGTAGTCCTCGATATGGATTTGGCTCTGGCACAGAGTACGGCGCAATTTACGTGTACGTCAAGAGTTATGGCGACCAGTACATACCAGTCAGTCCTATTGGAACAAACGATGCAATACTGACAGTGACAACCACTGGCGTAAGAGGCCTGGGCAACTCTGCTGATTTTGGCAATCAAACCTGGGCCGCAGCAGGAGCTAGTGCCAGTCAAGGTACTGGAAGCCTAGCCAATGTAGGCTATGCATTTGTAATTTTCCGTGATCCTCTTCTTGGAGAACCAGGCAGTATTCCCTATACCACATGGCAACTGTTGACCCCGCCCACAGCACCAGATCGCGCTGTAGCAGGAGAAATGGGATATTCTGTAGCAGTCAGCCAAGATGAACGTTGGATGTATGTGAGTGCCCCTGGCGCAAATCAGGTACATGCGTATGGTCAAGTTGACTGGCAACAACAAGTGTTGAAAGTGTTTGCTGATGGTACAACCAAGTCTTGGGACATCAACAATTCAATTCAAATTGACAACATATATCAATTAAAGGTCAGTCTAAACAGACAAGTGCAGACTGTGGGAGTGGATTACACCATTACCAATCTCAACACAGTGGCCTTCAACAACACTCCAGGACTGTTTAATGCCACTGCTATCGTACCTGGAACAGAATATACTATTCTAAGCGTGGGTACCACTGATTTTGTGTCAATAGGCGCAGCGTCAAACACCGTGGGAGTGACCTTTACTGCTACAGGTACAGGTACAGGTACAGGCACTGTGTTGGAAGAAACCCTGATTGAATTTGCAAGATACAACAGTTATCAAATTCCATACACTGCGGTAACACAAGACTTGGCAGATGGTCTAGACGCCAACGGTCGTAGACTGGGTCTGGCCACAGTGGAACTTGACAACATTTATTCGTTCAGTATCAAACTCAACGGCAACCTATTGCGACCCAACCTTGATTATACCTTTGCTGGAACCACAGTAACATTTTTAATATCGTTTGGAAGTTCAGACATTTTGGTAGTGTCTGCTAAAGAATATTTTACCTATGTGTATACCATTGATTCCAGTGACGTCACAGGCGGACTCACCGCAGGAGACAGATTTGGTCACAACGTATGCTGTACTACAGACGGGCGCCAGGTACTGATTGGTACACCATACAAGGCCATGGCAAATGCCATTGACACTGTGAGCAAAACAGGAGTGGCTGTGGCAGGCACAGCAGCATATAGTAATCTCAGTCAGTCTAGCACATCTGGATCAGGGTTTGGTGCTAAATTTGATGTGAGCCGCAGCGGACAATCATATGCAGTCACCGTGGTTCGTGGCGGACAAGACTATGCAGTCAATGATACAGTGACCATTCTAGGAACATCATTGGGCGGTAGCAGTGTAAATGATTTGACTATAACAGTCAACTCAATTGAAACTTTTACAGAAGCTGGGTCAACTTATGTGTTTGACCGCAATGTTCAGAAATTTGTGTACGGTACAGACGGCAGCACAGTTGATTTCACAGTGCTTGGTTCAGTCACTGGACCAGTTAGTGTATTATTAAACGGTCAGTTCTTGATCAACCAACAAAACAGTGTGAATGATGGTCCAGGACTGTTCAATACATTTACTGTGAATGGCAATGTTGTTACCATAAATGCTGACATGGTAATAGGCGACATAATTGAAATAGAGACCAATCAGTTCCGACAAGTTCAAGAAATTGATCAAAACATCATAGCTGAGTTCTCAAACTTTGGCCAAGCCACAGACATTTGCAGCAACAACTGTAGTCTATATGTAGGTGAGCCACAAAGCAGTCAGCAAGTTTTCAAAGGCGGCGTGGTTGAGCGTTTTGTAAACCAAAGCCGTGTGTATGGTACTATTACCAGCACTGTGCCCATGGCCAATCTTGTTAATGGCGATACGATTCGTGTCAACGACACAGATGTTGTGGTGCCAGGCGCTTGGTCATCATCCACCGGCTACGACGTCAATACCGTGGTCTATAACACCAGCGGCAGTGCTACACAAATATATGTTTCTATACAAAATGTGCCTGCGCTGACATCACTAACCAACACAGCCTATTGGACTTTATTAGAATCAACCACAGTCTTGGCCAGTGTAGAAGTTCGTGCATTGGCTCAACAGATCACACGATCAGTGTCAAACGTGTTGGCCACAGTCAACACTGCTGGATACTTAACACTCAGCGTGAAGAATTCAAATGCCGCGCCAGAATACGACAAACTACAAGTGGCACCAGGTAGTGTAGGTAGCGCATTTGCTACCTTGGGTTTTGAAACATTTGCATGGACTCAAACTATTGAGAGTCCGTACGCTACAGAGATGGCAGGATTTGGTGCTAGCCTCAGCATTGATGACTCTGCTGTGAATCTAGTGGTAGGTGCTCCACGAGGTACCTTGTATCTTGAAACAGAATTTGACGACGGAACTACATTCTTTGATGCTGGTAGCACTGTGTTTTTCTCAATTATTGTGCAAAGTGGAGCAGTCTACACATACGATTATTTGCCCAGTTCAACACTGTTAATTACTAACCCAGGCAAGTTTGTGTTTGGGCAACAGGTCAATAATTCAGATGTTGCACCATATGATGGATTTGGCACATCGGTAAACTATACTTCGGGTGTGCTTATGGCAGGCGCACCTAAAAACGACTACGATGACAGTGCCGCCGATTTTGGCGCTGTGTTTGTGTTCGAAAATGCAACTCGTACACCTTCGTGGACAGTTCTAAGAGAGCAACAACCAGTGGTAGACATTCGCTTGTTGAACAGTGTGTTCTTGTATGATCGAATTACCAGCGCCAAATCAGAATTTTTGGACTTTATCAATCCGTTGCAAGGTAGAATACTAGGAGCGGCTAGACAAAATCTTGACTATATTGGTGCGGTAGACCCTGCAGCCTACAACATTGGTCCTGCAAATATCACCGGCGCCACCTGGGGTGCAGAACATGTGGGTGAGTTATGGTGGAACATTAGTTCTGTGAGATTTATTGACCCCAACCAAGATTCAATAGTGTACGCAAGTCGACGTTGGGCACAGTTGTTCCCAGGTAGTGAAGTTGATGTGTATCAATGGGTGGTCAGCGATCAACCCCCGAGCAGCTACACTGGCGAAGGTATACCGTTGAACGCTGTGTCTTATACAGTTAATAGTAGACTCACCATAGACGGAACATTTGCCACGGAATATTATTTCTGGGTACGGGGTATTACAGTCACTGCCACACAACTGGGCAAAACATTACCTCCTAGCACTGTAGCATCTTATATTCAAGATCCACGTGCCAGCGGCATTGCCTACATGGCTCCTATCAATGCCAACACCATTGCATTGTACAACAGTGCTGATTACATTGAAGCCAGTGATACTATTATCAGTATTGAATTTGATCGTGAATTGACCACGGACAATGTTCACGTGGAATATGAACTGATTCCACAAGATCGTGCAGACGGTTTCTTGAGTTCTGGTCTGTATCGCAAATTTCAAGACAGTTTCTGCGGAGTTGACACTTTTGGTAACTTGGTGCCAGATCCCAATCTAAGTCCAGCTGAACAGTATGGTGTGCAGTTCCGCCCAAGGCAGAGCATGTTTGTGAATCGCTTGGCAGCACTCAAGAACTATCTTACCAGAGCCAATGCAGTGCTGGCACAGTATCCCATTGCTGAAACAAGAATTTTCAATCTGTTAAATTCCAGCGAACCTGAGCCAAGTCAAACAGCCTTGGTAGATGGGGTCACAGTGACCAATTGGAATCTGCGTGTGGCTACTCAAGAAATATTAGGATTCCAAGAACCAATTTGGAGCAATCCCAATGGTTCTATACCTATTGGTTACAAATACCTAGTAGTATCCGACAGCGCCAACCGAGGCCTGTGGACCATTTACACTGTGCAAAATAGTGACGTCACCGCAGGACAACGTGTGTTGGTGTTGACCAGTGTGCAAGGATACAATACCCCAGACTACTGGAGTTACGTTGTGTGGAATCGCCCAGGATACAACCCCAGTACCAAGATAATCACAGAAGTTGCTAACTACGCAGCGTTAAGTGCGCTCACTGTTGACATTGGCAGCTCAGTCAAGGTCACAGCCAATGCGCAAGGCAAATATGAAATTTATCTGCGCACTGACACAGGATGGGAACGTGTGGTACTACAAGATGGTACTATAGAATTTTCAGCAGAATTGTGGGATTATGCTCTGGGTAGATTTGGATTTGACCTTGAAGTATTTGACGCACAGTACTATGATCAAGAGCCAGTGATAGAAACTCGCAAGGTTATTCAGGCCATCAACGAAGAGTTGTTTGTGGACGACTTGGCCATTGAACGCAATCGGGCCCTGGTGCTGATGTTTAACTATGTGTTGAGCGAATTCTCAGCACCTGAATGGTTGGTCAAAACATCCTTGATTGATGTGGACCATAGAATTCGAGAACTGTTGCCGTTCCAGAATTATCGTCAAGACAACCAAGAATTTGTGTCAGATTATATTCAAGAAGTCAAACCATACCACGTGAGTGTGCGCGAGTTCAATTTGAAGTACACTGGAAATGACCAATCGTTTGGAGACAACACAGACTTTGATTTGCCGGCCTATTTCAACACTGATCTGCAGGTGGCAAAATACACCAGCCCGATTTTGTTGCCTTATGAAAACAGCACAGCATTCAATGCCAGTGTTAATATTCAAAGCGATCTACCTGCGTCAAGTACAGTATGGGAAACATGGCCTTATTCACAGTGGTATACAAACTATCTGTTGAGTCTTGACAGTGTGGAAATAATTGATGGCGGAACTGGATACAATGAACCGCCCCAGGTGACATTTGTGGGAGACGCTGTGGTAGAGGCGCAAGGCACCGCAGTGATCAACAGCCTGGGTCAGGTGGTAGCAATTACAATAACGGATCCTGGCCAAGGATATCGCAGTACGCCTACAGTTGAATTCAGTGGCGGTAACGGCACAGGCGTCAGAGCTTATGTGCATTTGATCGGTTCAGGCCAAGGTCAAACGTTCAATACTGAACAAACTGGTGCGGTAGAAAATTATAATCTAGTAAGAACTTTCCGTACTGTAATCAAGTATGACCGATTCCAGTATTTCAGTGATGTTCAAACATGGAGTCCAAACGGGACATACCAAGATGGCCAGTTGGTAAGATTTGACAATCGCGTGTGGCAAGCCGCTAGTGCTGATTCCACTGCGGTGATTGGCCCAACTTTTAATCTAGAAGACTGGACTGAAGTAAATGCAGGCACATTCAACAACGGGGTGGGGCTGTCAGGTGTAGACCGTACCATGGGTCTGTATGTGCCAGGTGTGAATGCGCCTGGACTTGAATTGCCCTTGCTGATTGACGGAGTTGATTATCCTGGTGTGCAAGTATATGGAGATTATTTTCTAGGCGATCCCCTGGCAGTAGATGCAGAATACGCCAGCGAATTTACAGATGCAACACTGGGTACATTGCCCACAGACATCAATGTAGACGGCGGCGAGTTTGTTGATGTTTATGCAGGCCACGCACCTGAAGAATTGGTCAATGGTGCAGAATTTGACACCTTGGACATGCGTGTGTACACCCGACCAGGAGCTGACTGGAGCCGTGACGGACATGGTTTCCAACTGGGAACCATACGATACGAATACGAACCTGCGGTAACTTCAACTTTGAGTTGGGCAGGTGTTGTTGAACATCCAGTGCAGGTACTGGTCAGTAATATTACCACAGGAATAGATCTTGTGCCAGGCACTGATTTTACCATTGACTGGGACGATTACACAATCACATTGTTGACCGTGACAGCAGGCAACATCGTAAACATTTCAGTATATGAACTAGGTGGCGGCAGTCAATTGTATCGTGCCAATTATCTTGGCGGAGACATCGGATCCACAGTAATTATTCCAGTAAACACTGCAGAAATCAGCGATGTTTATGTGTTTGTGAATGGTGAGTCGGTTGGCGGCATCTCTTGGACACCTTATATTGACAGCACTGCATGGAATATTTTGAATAGTTATTCAAGATTGGACATTGTAAACAACAGTGGTACCTATTATCGCGCACAGCAGAATGTACCAGCTGGAATTGTTATTACTGACCTAAACTACTGGACAAGTTTTGTTCCCACACTTGAGAGTGAAGTTGATCTTGGCACCAGTTACGGCCCAGGCTCGGGTATTGCTCTAGTAGCGTTTGGCCTAACTACAATTGACGCTGGTAATTTTATCAAAGGCAATCAATACACCATTGCCACTCTTGGCACTACGAATTTTGTTTCAATAGGTGCGGTTTCAAACACAGTGGGAGTGACCTTTACTGCTACGGGTGCTGGCACAGGAACAGGTACAGCCACAATTGACTACAGCTGGAGCACCGCACAGGTACAATACAAAGTGGCTGATGCAGCCATGGTAACTACACCTGTAATTACGTTGACCAACAGTGTGCAAGGCAGTAATTCTGCCAACATGGTAGTCACACGCAATGGACTACGACTACAACCACCCGAAGGTATTGAATGGTACGGTAATGATGTTGAGGTAAGTTTTGGGTTACCACAACGTGGCAACTACAGCCAGAGCATTATTGATGCTCCCAATGACATCCAGGTCTGGGTGGACAATGTGCTACAAGTACAAAGCGTTGGTGCCACAATAGGCAGTTACAGTGTATCTAACTGGGCTGGATCAAACACACCTGGACGTCAAGTGGTGTTTACTAGTCCTCCACCTGACGGCGCTAGAATATTGATCAGTGTGGACACTGAAGCAGATTATCGAGTGGTAGCAAATACCGTACAAATCTCTTCAGGAGTAAACCTAGATGATGTGTTTGCTGTGACCACCTGGAACGACACAGCACAACAAAACCCAGTGACCTTGGTATTCAATGGACCTGTAATAAGTGGATTGACCATAGCCGAACCTTACGACAGCACAGTTTATGATGCAGCAACTGTGTCGGGAGATCCTGGATCTTATGATTATTCTGTTGGTACAGCGGTCTCAAGCAATGACTTTTTGTTGAATCGTACTAGTGTCAACGCTGGAAGATTGTGGGTAACATTGGATGGATATAGATTGTTTGAGGGAGCTGATTTTACCGTTGAAGATGACGGATCAACCCTTGAAAGCGCAACTTTGGTCTTGGCTCAAGGTGCTATCGCTCCTGCACAAATTCTTGCTGTGACCATGTTTACTGACAGCATAGTTCCAGAATCCATGGCTTTTAGAATATTCCAAGACATGCGTGGTGTACAAGCTACATATCGAATTACTGCTGATACTTCAACCACATTGAGTCAAGATCTCAGTGCCACTGCTGATACCATTTATGTTACAGATGCTTCTGCGCTAACTGAACCCAATCTTGAGATAGGTATATTTGGTGTAATTACTATTGATGGTGAACGCATCATGTACCGCAGCAGAGACACAGCTCTTAATACTGTCAGCAGTCTATTGCGCGGTACCGCAGGAACTGCGGCTGCAAGCCATAGTACTGGCGCAGATGTTTATGATACTGGACGCGGTAATTTACTGGACCAAAGATATCAAGATTACACAGTAAGCGACACAGGCATGGGCGATGGTACTACCAGTGTGTTTTATGCACCCAGCATTGATGTAGCTGATTTTGCAGACAGCTCAACAGAAAACTTGTCTATTGAAGTGTATGTGGGCGGGCGTCGCCAGTACAAGTACAGTGACACCACAGCCACTAGCGAATATCGCTGGTTCCTGAGCCAATTTGACCCAGTGACCATTGAATTTGTAGTAGATGGCGCTGTGTATCCTGAATTACAGGCTCCAGCAGCCGGCAGCGAAGTTACTATTTTGATACGGCAGGGTGTGACTTGGTATCAGCAAGGAGCAACAACTGCCAGCAATGGTGTGGCTTTACAAGATACTGATACTTTGGCCGCAAGGTTCTTGCGCGGTGAATAAAGCAGACTAAATAAATGATCATGTCAAACACACAACAAAAACAACCAGTTGAGCCCAAAACACAGGCTACACCCAGCCGGCCCAACGAAACCGGATCTATATCTGTTCAAGCACACATGAGAATTTTTGATCCCAAAACACAGAAAACCTACGTGGAGGGTCGTGCATGATTTCGGCAGGATTGGCAAAAATTACTGGGCATGTGAAAATACATGATCCCAACAGCGGCGAAATTTTCTACAATGATCACAACGCTATTCACTATGAAAACATATCCATTGCCATGGCACAAACTCTCAGTGATAGAAATCTTGGTTATATCTATCAAATGGCATTTGGCAACGGTGGCAGCTCAGTAGATCCCACCGGAGTGATTACATATTTGCCCCCGAACACCACTGGACAAAATGCCGACTTGTACAACCAAACCTATCAAAAAGTAGTCAACGACAACTCAGCAGCTGACACTGACCCAGTCAACAACAAAATGACAGTGTTACACACATCGGGCAACGTGTATACAGATATTTTGGTGCAGTGTTTATTAGATTACGGTGAGCCAGCTCAACAGCAGGCTTTTGACAATTCAACCAATTTTAACGGGGAATTTGTGTTTGACGAACTGGGACTCAAGGTCTGGAACGGCGCGGTGGACAACTTGCGCTTGATAACTCATGTTATTTTCCACCCTGTACAAAAGAGTTTAAATCGGCAAATTCAAATCGACTACACTGTGAGAATTCAGACATTGAGCAATATCAATGCTGTATAAATATTGAACTAGGAAACAGACATGGCATATACAATCAATCTTACTGACGGCAGCGTTTTTGCCACAGTCAACGACGGTACAGTAAACACCGCAAGTAGCATGACCCTTGTGGGTAAAAACTACGCAGGCTACGGGGAGTTTTTGGACGAAAACTTTATCCACTTGTTGGAAAACGGTTCAAATACCACCGCTCCGGTGGCACCGCTTACTGGGCAATTATGGTGGGACAAAACCAACAACTTGCTCAAAGTCTACAACGGTAGCATATTTAAAACTATCAGTGCCGCCACTGCCAGCGCCACTCAACCCGCATCAAACGTCACAGGCGACCTTTGGTATGACACCACAAACCAACAGGTCAAAGTATACACAGGCGCCAGTTTTATTGTTGTGGGCCCTGCATTTACGTCAACAGAAGGCACAGCTGGTGCAATTCCTGAAACAGTCAACGATAACACAGCAACTCCTCACTATGTGACTGGTCTTTATGTGGCAGGTACCAGAGTGGGGTTGGTATCCAAAGACGCAACTTTCACTGCTGCGGCCCCAACATCAACATTGTTCCCCACAGTGTTCAAAGGTATCACCATGAGCAATTCAGCAGACACAGTGTTTGCTGGCAACGTTAGAAATGGTGGCAACGTGGTAATCACAGCAGGTGGTGCTACCACTGCTATTATACAGGCCACTGGAGTCTTGACTACAGGATTCAGTTCAGTTACAGGCAACGTGATTGGTGGCAATATCACCACAGCAGGTTTAGTCACTGCCACAGGCAATATCACAGGTGCCAACATAGTCACAGCAGGCCTAGCCACTGTGACAGGCAACGTGGCTGGTGGTAACATTACCACAGCAGGTAATGTGAGTGCCGCAGGTTTTGTAAGTGCTGGCGGCAACGTCACAGGCGCCAACATCACCACAGCAGGTTTAGTCACTGCCACAGGTAACATCACTGGTGGTAACATTATCACAGCAGCCTTGATGCAGGCCGCCAACGTGTCAGCCACTGCCAACGTGCAAGCTGGAAATTTACGAACAACTGGTCTAGTATCAGCCACAGGCAATATTACCACAGCAGCCAACGTGGCAGGAACATACTTCCTTGGTAACGGCTCACAACTTACAGGCTTGAGCTTGGGCGTTTCGGTTACCAAGTTTGAAAACGGCACATCCAAAGGCGAAATAAATGTGCCCAACGGCAACATTGCGTTCACTGTGGCTGGAACAGCCAACGTGGTTGTGGTTGATACCACAACAGTTTATGCCAACGTGGTCAGTGTTCAAAGCATTGCCAAAACAGGATCAAATGGCGTGGGCAACATTGGTTCCAGCGCCAACTACTTCAACCAAGTGTTTGCCACTGCTACTACAGCCTTGTATGCTGACGTTGCAGAACGCTTTGCAGCAGATGAATCCCTTGAGCCAGGCACAGTGGTTGAACTGGGAGGCGTTAGAGAAATTACTCGTTCTACCAATGATCTAAGTGAAAATGTGTTTGGCGTGATAAGTACAAGACCAGCTTATACCATGAATGGTGCTGCTGGTGATGATGACACTCACCCTCGAGTGGCCATGACAGGGCGTGTGCCGGTTAAGGTTACAGGTTACGTGAAAAAAGGCGATCGCTTGGTGTCAGCAGGATCAGGTCAGGCTCGTGCCGCACAGCCTGGAGAAGCAACTGCATTCAATGTGATTGGACGCAGCTTGGTTGACAAACCCACTCCAGAACCAGGTACAATTGAAGCCATCGTGACCATAAACAACTAAGCAGGAAAAAACACAATGACTTATACATCAGGCGGATTAATTCAAGCCACAGACTACAATGGTTTTGTCAGCACCACCGCAGGCGCCAACATAAATGATATCTGGAGCACTGGATCAAGTGACAAAGGTTATGGACAAAGCGCCATTTCCACAGTCAGCGCCGCTGGTACCATCACAGCCACACAATGGGCCACATTGGTCAATACCTTGAGTAGCCTGGGCAGTCAAACTGGTACTACTCTCACAGCCAGATCAGCGCCCACAGCAGGCACTGTGATTTCGGTACTGGCCGCGGTCAACACTGATATTACCAACGTTACTACCAATCGCAACAACGCAGTGGCGGTGGGATCACAATTCACAGGCTGGTCAGGAACCAACTCCAAGACTGCGGCCACATCAGGCGCCACTTGGACCATTACCTTTACAAACACAGTTACTTGGGCTAGTGCCGCTGCCGCACGTTATTTTTTCAACGGTGGCGGTCTAATCAAACTAGATGTGAGTAAAACAGCCACGGGCGCCCTGGGAGATCCTGAATGGAACGACTTGGCCTCTACATTGTGCGGCGACATTTGGATTTCTGGAATAGGCACTGCCCACACTATTGCTGGTACATCCTATACAGGTGTAACCAAGATTGGCGGAACAGGTACCCCTTCGACACTACAAACCACCCTGGGTTGGTATAACCTGACCACTAGTGATCAGATCATCTATAAACAATTTGCAGACACAGCACCCTACACCACCAACTTCATACAACACCAGGCCAAAACAGCCGGTTCGGGTACTCAGCTAGTTATCACTACCACTTGGTCAGCCAGTGACGGTGACCCAATTTCGGGCGGTACAGCGGCTTCAGGCGCTACTCCGGGCACAGCACCTTGTACCATTTGCACTTATTATCCACCAAGCACAACTTACCTAACTTCGGCCAGCTGGGGCACGCCCACTGTAGCAGCCACAACTGTTTAACCAAAAGGGGCTGTTGCCCCTTTACTTTTCCCTAAAATTCCCGTATAATAAAGCATGGATACAGATGCCTTGATTGCTCACGCACGAGCACGGTTTGATCACGTTGCCGCAAAACGTGTGCTCAAAGAAAAATACCAAGCTCGTATGTTGTTTGCCTATGCCGGTGGCATGTGGAGAGCTGGACCCGAACTCATAAACATCCTGGCCACTGTGCCGCCTGGCGATGCAGTGCTATTAGACTTGTATGAAACTCCGGTGCAAGTTAGGCCTGAAGAACTGCGTGGCTTGGCCATGCAACGCTGGCAAGAGCAAATGAATTCATGGCTGGTAGAACATGATAATTTGAGTAAACAGCGATGACTCGTGGTGCATTGATATTTGCTTTTAACAATGAACAAACCAACTATTTGGAAATGGCTACTTGGTCAGCTGAAAACATTCGTAGACACCTCAACATTCCAGTGGCCGTTGTCACAGACCGAGCAGACGCAGACTCGGATAGAAGATTTGATCGAGTCATTAAAGCCCTACCTAACACCGGCGGAACACGTTGGTTTGAGGACTATAAAGAGACTGTGTCTTGGCACAACGCAGGTAGAACTGATGCCTATAATCTTAGTCCATGGGATCACACGCTTGTACTCGACGCCGACTACGTAGTAGCAGACAGTGACCTAAATCAATTATGGGACCAGGCAGATTTCATGTGCCATAGATTGGCATTTGATATGTCCAAGGGCGAAGGATACCTGGACGAGTTAAACTGTTTTGGACAGCATCAAATGCCCATGTGGTGGGCCACTGTAATGATGTTTAGACGGTCAAACACAGCACAGTACATATTTGATTGTATGAATATGGTGCGTGACAATTGGCAACACTACAGAGACTTGTATGGTATTCAAAAAGCAACTTATCGCAATGACTTTGCACTGAGTATTGCAATAGGCATTGTGTCCGGGCAAACATTCAAGGTAGAGGAAATACCCTGGCCCTTGGCCAGTGTCATGCCCAGTACAAAATTAGAAAAACTAGATCAAGATCATTACAGATTAGAATACACGCATACCAATACCAAACCCTATCAAATATCATTTGCGGGTTACAGTTTTCATGCCATGGGGAAGAAACATTTAGGAGATATAGTTGAAGCCGATCGCAGAACAAGGCTACTTGATAGTAGCGCAGAACACCAAGGACGTTGACTATGTTGACTGTGCCCGTACTTTGGTTAAAACAATCAAGTACTGGCACCCGGATGCACAGATCTGTTTGTTGACCAACGAACAAGTTGGGCCAGATATGTTGTTTGATTATGTACACCAGTTTCCTTATCCGCTGAGTGACAACCCCTATGCCAACGACTGGCAAGTGTTTCAGGCCACGCCATTTCGTGAAACAATCAAACTAGAAGCAGACATGATGATTACCAGTGCAATTGACTATTGGTGGACCATGTTACGCAATCGTGATGTGGTAGTGAGCACCGGATGTAGAGACTGGAAAGACCAACGTGCAAGCGCACGACACTATCGCAAGGTGTTTGACGCAAACAACTTGCCCGATGTGTACAATGCCATCACCTACTGGCGTAGATCAGAAACAGCCCAGGAATTCTTTGCCACTGTACGCAACATATTTGAAAACTGGGGCCAGTTTAAGAAGCTACTGAAGTTTCCTGAAGATGTACCCAGCACAGATGTTGTATATGCCATGGCCGCAAACATCATCGGTCCTGAACTGTGTACCATGCCGTTTGCTGATTATCCACGTATTGTTCACATGAAACGACACATTGCTGGAACACAACGCGAGCGGTGGCAAGACGAATTGGTATGGGAATACAAAGATTACCTGATGCGTGTGAACTCAATTGCCCAATGGGGTGCTTTTCATTATCGTGTGAAGGATCTGCGTGATGCAAATAGATGAGTTTTGGAGCATACTGCATGACATGCCTGAACCCCGACCGGTGTTTTATAGGCTGTATCATCTGGACGGTGTTCCATTATTCTACAGCATGGAAGATCTACCAGGTACATATATTGAGATTGATGCAGAAACATTTGCCCGTTCACCCATGCATGTGCGAGTACGTGACGGTCGCTTGGTAGAAAGCATTTGGCGGACAACTGCTCGCCTGGTACACAGCGACACCGGGACCGCATGCCATCCTGACAATGTTGCCATTGTGGTCGCAGAAACAGAACCGCATCAACGCTGGAGCAAACAAACATATGAAACAAATTGACGTAGCAGACCTAGACTGCATCTACCTGAGCTATGATGAACCGCAACAAGAAGAGTTTTGGGTCAAGATCAAGAACATGGTGCCTTGGGCCAAGCGGGTCAGCAATATACGCGGAAGCGATGCGGCACACAAGGCCGCGGCCATGGCTTCTGACACAGAACGATTCGTCCTCGTGGATGGAGACAATATCCCCGACCCAGCGTTTTTTAACCAAACGCTTGATTTTCCCACACCTGAATATGAGCAAGCTGTGTTCCGCTGGCGAGCTCGTAATCATGTGAATGGATTGATGTATGGCAACGGCGGGCTTTCATCATGGACTCGTGAGTTTGTGCTGAACATGAAAACACACGAAAACACCGACGGGCGTACAGAAACACAAGTGGAATTTTGTTTTGATCCGCTATACTGGGCCATGAACGACTGTTATTCAAATACCTATCCCAACGGATCAGCATTCCATGCCTGGCGTGCCGGATTCCGTGAAGGGGTCAAGATGTGTTTGCAACGTGGACGCAAGCCCACACTAGAAGAATTCAAAACACAAGTGCTACGTAACCTAGACAACTTGACCATATGGCACAACATAGGCACAGATGTGGAACACGGTGAGTGGTGCATTGCTGGCGCACGTCAAGGCACATACATGACCATGCTCACAAACTGGGACTACACACTGGTGCAGGACTTTGCGGCCTTGGAACAGTTGTGGGACACAGTCAAAGACTCAGAGGCCAGACTGTTGAGCAATCAACTGGGACCTGAGCTAGGTACACAACTGGACTTGCCCATGAGCATGCTGGAAGCAGAGCAGAGTGCATTCTTCAAATATCACTATCGCTCAAACTGGCGTAATCAAGGCGTCATGGTTCGTGAAATAGATGTTATTAGAAAACAAGAAGGTTGGTGATGCAAAAGAAATTGCTATTAGACGGGTGTAGTTATACATACGGGCTTAACTTACCTAAAGAACACACACTGGAGCACCACTTTATTGAATCTGGGTATGAAGTATTGAACCTTTCCCGTCCGGGAAAAAGTAACAATGCAATAGCGTTAGATGTTTATAACAACATCAATGCATGTGACATCGTAATAATAGGCTGGACATTCAGCTCTCGATGGCATTTACGCTATCAACAGAACAATATTGATTTACTAGCAACTCGAGAATATATAGAACTTCCACATACCGTAGACAGCGGATTAATAGAGCAAAGTTATCAAGACCTGCATAAATGCTTGTACAGCCTGTTTGACTTAACACACTGGAATCAGAACAGTAACATGCTTGTAGATGCTACTGCGGCACTGGCGCAACAGCATAACAAAAAAACTGTGTTCTTCAGTTGGGAATCTAGAAATACTGCGTATAACTTGTACTATCCTCATGTGCCACCGTTGCATCGTTTGCCGTGTGGCCATTTAAATGCTGATGGCACAACCAATTTGTATAATAACTTAACACATATAATAGAACAATGACCAAAGGTGATCAAAGCGAGTTCATGCAATCTGCTGAACAAATGAGTGATGCACTGGGTCCTGCACTGTGCCTGGCCAAGTGGAAACAGGTCAGCCTACACCTACAGACCGGCATGAACAACAGTTGTTATCACCCGCCCTTGCATGCTATCGACCCTGTGGCAATAAAGTGCGACCCTGGTGCATTACACAACACTGAGCACAAGAAAGCACAACGCCAATTGATGCTGACGGGCCAACGTCCTGCAGAATGCTCCTACTGCTGGAACATGGAAGATCAGAACAAACTCAGCGACAGACACTATCGTTCAGGAGAGCCCTGGGCTGTAGTGGACTTTGAAAAAATAAAAAACAGCACAGGATTAGAAGATGATGTCATACCTTCATATGTTGAGGTTAATTTTAACAATGCTTGTAACCTCAAGTGCAGTTATTGTAGTCCCCAGTTTAGTTCTAGCTGGGGAGACGAAGTACATCGTCATGGGGCTTATCCTACTGCCATACCACATAATGCTCCTGAACACTTTTCAGGGGCTAGACGTGTTATTCCCGCTAGGGAACATAATCCCTATGTTGAAGCATTTTGGCAGTGGTGGCCGCGTTTATACCCTACACTAGAACACTTCCGCATGACCGGGGGTGAGCCCTTGATGGATCGCAATACCTATCGAGTGTTTGATCATGTGATTGCTAATCCGTCAAAGAAACTGCACCTAAACGTTACATCAAACTTTTCAGTAGAAGATAATTTGTTCAACAAGTACATGACCGCGGTTCAAACCATTTGCGACGGTCGCATAGAACATTTCATGCAGTATGTGAGTTTGGATGGCTGGGGTGCTCAAGCCGAATACATGCGGCACGGCATGACGTTTGATCTAGTATGGAGCCGAGTCAATCAATACTTGACTGATATACCCTCTTACAATAGCCTGACGTTTATTATAACCATGAACAACTTGAGTGTGAGCAGTCTGCAACAATTGCTGGCGGGCATACTAGAACTACGTGGCAAACATAGTCGAACATATCAACGTGTATGGTTTGACACGCCTGTGCTGCGTGAACCTGCTTGGCAAAGCCTACAGATCTTGCCCGAATCATATGTGCAACGACTAGAAAGTGTTCGTGATTGGATGAGCCAGAATTTGATCACGTCCTCCAACCCTTATCACGGATTTAAAGACTACGAAGTAGCACGGTTAGATAGAGACATTGCCTGGATGCGGTCAGCACATGGTCAAGATCATTCTCAAGCACAGGCAGACTTTTATCGTTTTTTTCGGGAACACGATCGGCGTCGAAACACTGACTTTGTAAAGACCTTTCCAGAAATGCGAGCCTGGTGGGCAGAATGCGAATATCATGCTAGGAACACATAAACTTGTGGTAGACGAATGGGCAGAGGTATGGGATCTGCTCAAGCCCTATGCTGACGCAAGTTTCTGGCAACTGCCCGAACTAGACCCTGCCAACATCTATATCATTGGGCGTGTGGTTTTAAAAGAGCACTGGCAAGCCATTACAGACTGGGCCACACAGTATCCAGGTCGCATTGTGTTTTCAAACCCTGCAGAAGGATCTGAAACCATACTGCTACAACTACGAAGATTGCGCATTACAGAACATGTGCAAGATGGCCGCATTGGCTTGCTCACATCAGGAGATCTGGAGCCAGGTTGGAAATACTGCAAAACTGATTGTTATTTCTCCAACATTGTGGAATACACAGAAAATATCCGGGCTCATGAGTCAGTGTATAAAATGTGGCACACCACTGCCAAGCCCTATGACTTTGTGTTTCTAAATGGCCGACTGCGACCGCATCGCAAGTATCTAATAGATGCCCTGCGTGAACGTGGTGTATTGAAACGTGCGCTGTGGACCAATTTGGGTTCACAAGTGGAAATGGGTTTTACCAGCCAATTGTTAACTCAGAAACTAGAACCCATTAGATTGTTGCCCCCAGAATATGAAATAGATCGTGCTCGTGAAAATCTCCAGCCCAGTTTGTACACAGATGGAGGTTTTGTGAAACATCGACTGTTCAACAACACCTGGGGCGATGCTGTTGTGAATCCGCAGGCCTATGTTGACAGTTACTTTTCAGTAGTAACAGAAACCATTTTTGACTACCCGCACACGTTTAGAACAGAAAAGATATGGAAGCCCATGATCATGTGCCATCCATTTGTGGTAGCGGCCAATCCCGGCTACTATAGAGACTTACGTGCCGCAGGATTTCAAACGTTTGATCGACTGATTGATGAATCATTTGATTCAATTGATGATCCTGAAACTCGTGCTGATCGAATCGTTGACACTGTGGCAGATATATGCTATAATGGTGCAGAGAGTTTTCTGGCGGCCAGCAGAGATATTTGTAAATACAATTATCAGCATCTACGCGAGTATAACGCTCACGAGCGTGAACAACTTCCCCTAAACTTAGAACAGTATTTAAATGAACGACATTGAATTTCGACAACAGGTACTGGACCCGATATCCGGAAGTTTTTGTGCGGCGAAATGGTACAACGCGACCATTTGGTTAGGAAGTGGGCAGACCACAAGTTGCCATCACCCGCCAGCCCATTTGGTGGACCCGGATCAAGTCCGCATCAACCCTAGGCTGCTGCACAATACCCCTCAAAAGAAAGACGACCGTCGCCAAATGCTCACAGGTGAACGCCCTAAGGGTTGCGAATACTGCTGGAAGATCGAAGACATGGGGGTTGACGCGGTAAGCGACCGTGTTTACAAATCCAAGATATACCCCATAGAGGCCTTGCATGAAGCTAGAAATACACCCGCGGATTCAGACATCAACCTTCGTACACTGGAAATTGCTTTTGATCGCACTTGTCAGTTTGCTTGCAGCTACTGTAATCCAGCTTTCTCTACTACATGGGTTAATGATATTCGACGCAATGGCCCCTATCAACGCCTGGAGTCAGACGGCCGTAACCATTTTACTCACACTCATGATAGTGCTCAACCCTACGGCATTAGAGAGTCTAATCCATATGTTGATGCTTTTTTTGCATGGTGGGAATCGGATCTACATCGCACACTACAAGAACTTAGAATCACAGGAGGAGAGCCCCTCATGTCTGCCCACACTTGGCGACTTATTGACTGGTTCAAATCCAATGCTGGCAAGAGCAGTACACGCCTTGCTATCAATAGTAACTTGGGAACCGACATTGACATTGACCGATTGCTTGCCAGCACACAAGGAATGGCAATCGACTTATACACAAGCAATGAAGCCATTGCCACACAAGCCGAATACATTCGTGACGGGCTTGTCTGGGACGACTGGACCCGCAACGTAGAGCGACTGCTAGAGTCAAGACAGTTTCGTGGCATCCACGTCATGGCAACCATTAATGCTCTTTGTTTAAGCACACTAGATCAATTGCTAGAGTGCATAATGAATTGGAAATTACAATACGGGCGAGACGCCATTTCGTTTACATTAAATATCTTGCGCTTTCCGTCATTCCAATCACCCCTGGTACTGCCCAACGCCCAGCGTACAGTATATAGACAACGCTTGGAGACCTGGTTGGCGCACTGGGCAGACTCTGAATTTATACACGAGCATGAAGTAAATCACACACAGCGATTAATTGATTATTTGGATGTGGTAAAAACTCCCCATTCTGAGGCATTTGACATGCCCAAGTTATTGAACGATTTTAAACATTTCTACACACAGTATGATCAGCGTCGTGGCAAAGATTTTAGCGCCGCCTTCCCCGAACTACAAGAATGGTATGACACAATACAAGTATAATTCCACAGATCTGGTACGCCCTACAGAACTTACAGAACGCGAGCGTTTCTTATTAGAAGATTCAAAGACCTTTTGTATCTATCCTTGGATCCATTTACACGCTTATCCCACAGGCGAAGCATACCCCTGTTGCCATGCTGAAATGAAACCCGGAGTGGTGGGCAATTGCAGAACCAACACACTGGAGGAAATATGGCGTGGTGAGCCAATGAAACAACTACGTACAAGCATGTTGACGGAAACTCCACATGCTGCCTGCACACGCTGTTATGAACAGGAACAGTCAGGGTTCTTTAGTGGCCGTAAGTCAGCCAATAAACACCACGGACATCAGATTAAAAAACTAGAACACAATCCTTTTGAAATGACCTACTGGGACATTCGTTTCAGTAATCTTTGCAATTTAAAGTGCAGATCATGCGGACATATCTTTAGTTCACAGTGGTACCAGGATCAAGCCCGACTAGCCGGACCAGAATGGAAAGAACAGAACACCGTTCTTAACTATGCAGGACGCACAGAAACTGACATGTGGTCGCAATTGGAGCCTCACCTGGACTATGTGGAACAAATCTACTTTGCAGGTGGCGAACCTTTGCTGATGGAAGAACACTACCGCATCTTGGAAGAACTAGTAAAAAGAAAACGCTTTGATGTACGACTGATCTACAACACCAACTTCACGCACACAGACTTAAAAGGACGCAGTGTATTTGAATACTGGCGACAGTTTGACTCAGTGGCAGTGGGTGCCAGTCTAGACGGCATGGGACACCCTGCTGAATACATACGCAAAGGTACTCGATGGTTGGATGTAGTACAAAACCGTCACAGAATGATTGCAACTTGTCCCCAGGTAGACTTTTATATAAGTCCTACACTCAGCATACTAAATGCCTGGCACTTGCCGGACTTTCATAAAGAATGGGTTGCACATGGATTAATTCGCGCACAGGATTTAAATGTAAACATCTTGCAAGATCCCGCGTACTACCGTATAGACATTGCCCCGCAAGAATATAAACAACGCTTGGAAGAGAAATATCGCCGACATTTGTCATGGTTAAGCGATAGAGATCCGTTACAACGTGCCACACAGGGGTTTGAATCAGCCATTACCTTTATGAACGCAACAGATAACACTCCGCTGATAGATACATTCTGGCGAAAGACGCACGAATTAGACAGCATACGAAATGAAAACGTCTTGGATGTGTTGCCTGAATTACGGGCCCTGAAATAATGGATCTTAAAAGAATTATCAGCATAAAGGATTATCGAACATTTGCTGGTCCTGATTGGCCCGCCTATGACAGCATCGTTGCAGGCACCCGAACTGATAATGTGATCATACAACAAGAAGTTGATGAATTTGTTGCCATGATGCAACAGACATTTGACGAACTCAGTCAGTCTGGTGACAGCCTGGCCCAACAAAATCAACAGCGTCAACAACAGGTGTTTTATGACAAACGCTACACAGGCCAGTCCACGTGTCAAATTCCCTGGAAAACCCTGGGGGTCAATGCCAATGGTGATATATTTTTGTGTAGTAGTCCAAGTTGGATTCCAAAATTTCCTGGAAATATACTAGAGGTTGATGACATTTATGAAATTTTAAATTCAACCATGGCGCAGCAAATCAGACAGGAAATCTCAGCTGGAAGATACTACTACTGTAACAATAAAATTTGTAACTTTTTTGCACAAATCAACCCAGCCATCTATCAGAGCAGTCCGCAGTTGAATGAATTGCCATTGCCTTTTGCCCATCAATCACCGGTAACTGCTATTCCTGAATATCTGATATTTGATTTTGACTACACTTGTAATTTCAAATGTCCCAGTTGCCGAACTCAACTGATCAACAACAACAAACATCATGTGGTGCGTCCTCTCAACGATCGCATAGTAGAAAAAATCAAACACTTGATCATTGATCATATTCACAGTCAACCGGTGGAAATAAGATGGTGCGGCGGAGAACCTTTTATCAGTGAAGTGTATCAAGATCTGTTTGAGTATATTATTGCTAGTAAAAAACTCAATATTCAACACATTATACAAACCAACGGCAGTTATCTTCGATCCAAAGCTGACCTGGTTCAAAAACTACTGCCCACCACTAAAGAACTGCGCATAAGTTTTGATGCTGCCACTGCTGAGACCTATCAAAAAATTCGAGTAAACGGGGACTGGGATCTACTGATCAGCAATGTGCGTTGGGTAAATAATCTGATCACTGAATTACAGTTGCCAACCCGAGTCAGTGCAGACTTTGTGGTGCAGTTGGATAACTTTAAAGAAATTCCTGCATTTATAGACTTGTGCGACGATCTTGGCATTCAGCATATAAATTTCCAAAAAATGTGGAACTGGGGCACCTGGCCACAACAGGAATTTGACAACAAAAACATATACAATCCCGCACATACTTTGTACCGCCAGTTGATTGAGATGTTTGAAAAAACTGGTAGAAAGATATTATTTTGAAATTACCACACGATAAATTTTGTGTACTGCCTTGGATCAGCCTAGAAGCCAGTCCCATCGGTACTGTGCGACCGTGCTGTCTGGCTGACGACGAAATTGTAGACGATCAGGGTCACAAGTTTGAATTGAGCACTGCCAACTTTGGTGAAATACAAAACAGCAGTCACATGTGTCAGCTGAGACAGCAGTTTCTGGCAGGTGAACAGCCACAGACGTGCCGCAAATGCTGGTCGGAAGAACGTGCAGGACGCACATCAAAACGCATGCACACCCTGGACCGACTCAAGCACATGGGCATATCTAGTGAATGGACTCAGGATGCCAAGCCACTGATGTTCCTGGATCTCAAATTGGGCAACATCTGCAACTTGAAATGTCGTATCTGCGGATCATGGTCCAGCAGCCAATTTGCCACAGAAGAACTCAATCAACTGCCCCGGGACGAACAGAAAAAGTCACACGCTTACACAATGCTACGTGCCGGCGCTTGGCCCAGGGACAATACTCAATTCTGGAATCAAATTGACTCAGTGCTTGATGATATTCGTTACATTGAATTCACTGGCGGCGAACCATTCATGATTGCCGAACACTTTGCGATGTTGCAGGGCATGGTGGATCGTGGCATAGCACCGCAAGTGGAAATACACTACAACACAAATGGCACACAATATCCTGAACAGGCCGAACACATATGGCGACACTTTAAAACAGTAGAAATAGCATTTAGCCTCGACGATGTGGGTGAACGTTTTGAATATCAACGTTCAAACGCTGTATGGGCAGATGTGTGTGCTAATCTAGACCGTTTTCGTGACCTAAAGGAAATCCACTCCAATATTGAACTGCAAGTGTGTACCACAGTGAATGTGTTTAACGTGCGTTACCTTGGAGACATTGCAGCCTGGCTTGAACGCAATCGCGAAAGTTTTAGTTTTGTGTACTGGAACATGATGCATGATGCTTGGTATTTCTCCATTGCTTGTTTGCCCGACAGCGCAAAGAAATCCATTACGGAATACTTGGACTCAGTTGTGACCATTTATAGATCAGAATTTGATCGCATAAGAGACTTTATGAATTCAGGTGCGTCAACAGATGGCTTTATGACCCGAATGAAAATAGCAGATCTGGATCGCAAACGCAATCAAGACTTGGCCACAGTGGCACCTGAGTTTGCACAGTTAATAGAGTACAACAAGCATGCCTAAATTGGTGTTCATGTATGAACCGCGTGAGGCGCCATTATGGTTTGATCGGGCCTTTGGATCAGTGCTAGACACTGTTTGCTACGACCCTGACACCCTATATGCGTCAGACACTGTGTTCTATTATGAAATGTACGGCCCATTTCAAGAACTCATACCCCAACAATTGGCTGCGGGGCACAGAATCATTTTTGATGCCAAAAATGAACATCATTTGAGTCCGGACAAACAATGGGTGATCTCTGCGTTTCGGCAGCATCCGGGACAGGGCATGTTTGTGATCACCGGGTTGACCCCACATACCATTACCGGAGTGAACATAGCAGCCACACCCTACTGGTACTGGATCATGGAACACGACAGTTTCCTGGGCTATGGCTACAACGTCAGACCTTGCATGCCCACACATGAACATCGTTTTTTCATGCAGATGAGTCAGGCACGTGAAGAGCGTTCCACGCTGTACAACATATTAGAACCTGTGTTGCAGTACAGTCTGCACAGTTACAAGGGTCAGGGTCAACATCTGCCCAATGATGTGGATCCCGAACAAGTGATCAGTTGGCAACGCTACATGAACTGGGACTGGGTGAACTCATGTGACATCACACTAGTAGTAGAATCTCACCTGGTGGATGATTCATTTACTGGCATCACAATTGCCGACAACAACAACAGTTTTCGTTTCTTGACTGAAAAGACCTACAAACCCATTGCCTACGGGCATGCTTTCTTGATGGCTGGTCGGCAGGGCACACTGGCGTACATACGTGAACAAGGGTTTGAAACCTTTGCTGAATTATGGGACGAATCCTACGATCTTTTGCCCAACTACCAGGACCGTGCGCGGTGCATTAGAGACACAGTGCAGGCATTTGATTCACAGGCATTGTCAATGCCTGTGGTGCAGGAAAAAATTGCACACAATCAAAATAGATTCTTTGACACTTCTCTGGTACAGCGTTTACTGACCAGTACTGTTGTGGAGCCTGTTGTGGCTTTTGTTGAGGCCAGTTAAAAATGCGCAAGATTGTGTACATGTTCCAACAGCACGAGGCACCGCATTGGTTCCGTCCTGCCATGCCTGTGGACTATCCTGTTGAATACTGGCAGCCTGATCAGATCTACGACGCTGATGTGGTATTTTACTATGACATGTACGGTCCTTATCATAACATGATACCCCAACAACTGGCACAAGGGCATCGCGTGATATTTGATGCCAAAAATGAACATTATATACATTTCACACTGCATTGGATGTTTTTGTTGTTTTTGGAACACCCCGGACAGGGCATGATCATTGTGAGTGGCGACGGTGCAAAACGCATTCCAGGAGTCACCGTGGTGGCAGTGCCCTCATGGTATTGGATCATTGACCAGCAGCACATGGTGTATTTTGGACTGCACCGGTACCAGCCACAGCCGCAAATACAAAAGAAATTCTTCATGAGCATTGGGCTACAAAGACCTGACCGTGATTATCTTTATGATAGCCTTGGAGATCTGGTACTAGACAGCATACACAGTTATAGACACCGGGGTATCAACCTGCCCAATGACTGGCAGGAAAACATGGGCGGACCCTGGCAACGCTATGTAAATACTGACTGGTTGGATGCCACAGCATTTGCATTGATTGTGGAAACCTATATAGATGACGCAGCCACGTCAGGGTTTAGTCTTACCATGAATGATCAGCATTTTTTGTGTGAAAAGAGTTACAAGCCCTTGGCCTGCAAACAGCCATTCATAATGGCATCAACACAGGGCAATCTGGCTTATCTGCGTAGCCAAGGATTTGAATCATTTCCTGAATTATGGGACGAATCATATGATGACATTGCTGATTGGAAAAAAAGAATAAATCGCATAGTGGAAATTGTGCGAGACTTTGATGTGCGTTCACTCGATAATCCTAGAGTAAAGGAAAAACTGTTGTATAATAGTGCAAGGTTCTTTGATCAAGATCTGACACAACGTCTACTACACAGCACCGTCATTGAACCTGTGATTGAATTTGCAAATGAATAAACCTGATACCATGTGTCTTGCGCCCTGGGTGCATACATATCTAAGCCCACAGACCGAGCGTAGAATGTGCTGTGCCTCACGCGAGCCTGCACAAAACTTTGAGCAGTACATAGACACAGCCGCAGGCACAGGCCGATATATTCCTGTTACCCTGGAACAGCATTGGAACAGCGATCATATGCGTAGTGTACGCAGAAGAATGATGGCCGGGGAAACACTACCAGAATGTGAAGTATGCAATGACCAATTACTCAATACAAACGTGTACCGCACCTACTTCGATCATTTATTTCAGCACAAACTGCCAGAAGTATACGCTAACACACAGCCTGATGGCACTACGACTATGGCTCCTGTTTCGTGGGATTATAGGTTTTCAAACTTATGTAATTTCAAGTGCAGGACCTGCGGAGATATGCTTTCAAGTGCCTGGGAGAGTGAACAAAAACAGAACAACATGGTTGACTGGACTAACCCTAAAAACAATTGGATGCGAACAGATATACGTGCCGAAATCTCACACTTTCAAGACAGTCAAATTGAAGCCGAATTCAGTCTGGCCGTGGAACAACATCGCGTAGAAGAAATATACTGGGTGGGTGGCGAGCCTTTAATGTATGAACAACATTGGCGGTACATGAAAAGAATCGTAGAATTAGGAGATGGAGACAGACTATATGCAAGATACAATACCAATCTTAGCCGCGTGGATTATCGTGGTTGTAATTTATACAGTGATATTCTTTCGAATGTTCGCGACTGGCAAATCTGCGCCAGCCTCGACGGAACAGGACTCACAGGAGAATACATCCGAACAGGCCTATCCTATCCATTATTTCTAGACAATTTCCGTCAGGGTCTGGAGATAGCATCCAATCCTAGACAAATGCGCCTGGACTTTACACTTACACTACCAGGCATGTTTGAAGTAGATAGTATGAATGAATTAGCAAGAGAATTGGGTGTAGAAATGCTGGCCAAGGTAATCTTTAGTTTCTCACCAGATATCATTATGAGTCCATTAGCACTGCCTAGGCACATATTGGATCCATGGGTTGACGAGTTAGCAGGCCGCTCCGCTGGCGCCATGCGTGATGTACTGCTACAATTAAAGCTCCGTCCATGCTTTGAAGAGCAATGGACGGATCAATATCAAGCAGGGCTGAGCCGAGGCAAAGCCCGTGTGTTACAACTAGAGCAAATAAGAACACAATCAGTAACAATGACAGATATCCTAGGCTCACGCCCAGAAGTACTAGAATGGTGGATGAAAATTGCTTGATTCAATTGAAATAGACCTACGCGGCACAAACGATCAAATTCTTACTGTGTACATAGACATTGCAGACAACAGTCTCAGCCGTAAATGGCTGGCTGCTGTAAATGACATTGTGCGTACAGGACTGCATTTAGAAAAGAACTACTGCTGGCTGGGCTGGACAGAAAGTGCAAGAAACGCAGAGTATTTGTGTACACAGATCAATAGATCAATAATGGCCATTAATGCCAGTGCGCTAGATTATCGTATAGCAGACTTCTTTAGTCCGTCAACAGTGATACAGCGCGATCTGGACATCAATCATGCGCGAATGAATCAACTGCATCGTTACTTTGAAGACCTGCAGGGCACAGCAGGCGCAATGAGTGCCCATTACACAGCCGCAGATGATGTCACACGCTGGCACATACGCCAGTTGAACTTGTTGTGCCACGAATTAGAAAGTCTTGTGTTGAGCATGAGAAAGGCTGTGCAAGCGCCAGAATGGCGTAGACCCAGTCAACTCATGTGTTGGTTGCAGGCTCCAAGATTTGAATTAGAGGCAGAAGATTATGATCTCTTTGGTATCGATACTATTAATCGTAGCATGGGCGGTGTGTATGTGGGTGTTAATAAAGCAGTGGGCAAACATCATTGGGAAGTGTTCTGTGACGAAGGCAGAGATTCGAGAATTAGCGAACTGGTTACTACAGGACTACGCACACAGACTCAAGCCGCTGCGGACTTTGATATTGAATGGGCACGTGATCCCGGCCAATACCATTGGCAAATTGCAAAATTGGCAGAGTTTCGTGAATGGCTTGCCGGGAACGGATTCGACCCTGCTGACCCCGGTCTCACAATTGGGCACCCGCAGGTGGGGCAAGTGGATCTTGCCAGGTCGTTTGGCACAACCGACTACCAAGCAATCTGGGCACAACTAGCACAGCATCTGGATGTGTATTCCGTTCGTACCAGTACCGCCACAGCTATATACAACTATAGATGGAGCGATCCAGACTATATAGAACAACAGATCAGGAGCATGAAATGAATTGGATTCGTAGACTTTGGGACAGAATTACCTTGGAATATCGTTATCGAAAAAAACTAAAAGAACTGCGCAAACGAGATCCTTTTATCTATAAATGACAATCCTAGGCATTTCAGCAGGCTTTCATGATGCGGCCCTGACCTTGATCAATGATCATGGCGACATTTTATTTGCCGGGCACTCAGAACGCTACAGCAAACACAAAAACGATGCTAATCTATCATTGGGACTGTTGCACGAAGTAACCAAATACAATGTGCAACACATTGCCTACTACGAGCGACCCTGGGCCAAACAGCTAAGACAACTGTATGCAGGCCAAGGAATTGAGTGGAACAAACTCACTGCAAAGCAAATATTGACCAGTCAGATTGGTCAAGAGTTTGGTGCGTTTCCCAACGACAGAATCAGCACACACAATCATCATCAGAGCCATGCAGCAGCAGGCTTTCAAACCTCACCGTACGAACGTGCCACAGTAGTGGTAATAGATGCCATAGGCGAATGGGACACTGTGTCAATTTGGGGTGCAGAATATGATTCAAAGGGTCAGGCACGTTACAAGAGACTATGGCGGCAGAGGTATCCGCACTCAATTGGCCTGTTCTATAGTGCAGTGACCAGCCGCATTGGCCTACACCCCCTGGACGAAGAATATATCACAATGGGCATGGCTGGCTGGGGTCGCAATACCTGGTATCATGACATGCGTGAGCACGTGATTGCCAACGAAAGTGGCATACGCTTGAAACAAAATTTTCACACAGGTATGAGTGCGGATTTCTTGGTGGGTGCCAGCAATGAAAACATTGCGGCCGCTGCTCAGATGGTAGCAGAGGATCTTATTCGTCAAGTGATGATTCGCGCTAGAAATACAGGATTCAGTGAAAATCTGGTATATATGGGCGGGGTTGCACTAAACTGTAGCGCCAATCGCATGTTGGGAGAATACTTCGATGATATATGGATTATGCCTTGTCCCGGTGATGCTGGCAGTAGCCTTGGTGCTGCCGCTCTGGCTCTTGGGCGTAGAATTAACTGGACCAGTGCTTATTTGGGGCATGATATTCCTGGGCCTTATCCCGTTAATGGCCTTTTGGATCGGCTACTTACTGAACAGATTGTGGGAGTTGCCTCCGGCAGAGCTGAGTTCGGTCCCCGCGCACTCGGAAACCGTAGCCTCCTTGCAGACCCTAGAGGCAGCGAGATCAAGGAGAAAGTAAATGAAATCAAACGAAGACAACAGTTCAGACCCTTTGCGCCTGTTATTCTGGAGGAGCTGGCTGACATGTACTTTGATATGCCTAGGGGTTTCCATAACAGTAGGTATATGCAAACAGTCGCTCGTTGTAGGCATCCTGAGTTATTTCCTGCTGTCATTCATGTTGATGGCACTAGTCGTGTACAAACTGTTCCCAAGGACGGATCCGGCATAAGAGAACTATTAGAAAAATGGTATGTTATGACTGGGTGTCCCATGTTGTTAAACACCAGCTTGAACATACGTGGAGAACCCATGGTAAACGATAGAGCAGATGCCGATCGTTTTGAAGCATTGTATGGCGTAAAGGTTTGCAGTTGAAACTCACAGGTGTCAATGGATCCCAACGGCTCTGGTCAATAAGTGATATCTGGCCCCAGGAACTTGTGGATCAAGTTCTAGCAATTGATTGGCTCCGGGAGCCGGTGACAAAATCGCCCAGTGACATGATGTATCGTGACCATGTCAGACCACAACAACACCAATGTATCAAGTCAGTTGAGGAATACATGCACAATCATATTCCCAAGATTAATCAGATTACAAATAGTAATTTTACCACATGTGCAGGTGTCTGGAACCTATGCAAACCAGGATACATCTCCTATACCCATCACGACGGCGAATTGCCCAATGCTATGTTGATATATTGGCATGCACCTGATTCATCATACGGCACAACATTTTACAACTCAGACTCAACGGAGGATGTATTTCATCAATTTGAATCCGTTGCTGGAACAGGATATTTCATGTTAAATCATGCAGACAGCACTGGTCACCGTCCAGTACAATATCACGGCATGCAAAAGCCAGTGCCAGCGAATTCCTGGCGCCTGATAACTTTATGGAATTTTTATTCATGATTGCACAAACTCGCACAAGATATCACAAGAACTTTTCTTACTTTGTGAACGATGAAATGATTGGCAGTAGCCTACACCGCTACGGGGAATACCAACAGCTGGAGTTGGAGTTTTTGCTCAGCATACTCACACCTGATAGTGTGGTGTATGATGTGGGCGCCAACATTGGATATCACACCACAGCCTTTGCCAGTCGAGTTAGACAGGTTATCTCTTTTGAACCCAACCCACAAAATTTTGCACTGCTACAACAAAACACAGCAGATCATGAACGGGTCACAAGATACCAAGCCGCAGTGTCCAACACTCTGGGCACAGGCTATATTGATGATTTTGATCCTTCGGTGTATGGCAACTTTGGTCACATGACCATGACCACTTCTGGGGTACAAGTGCCCTGCATGACCCTGGATTCCTTGAATCATGCGCCACCAGACTTGATCAAAATAGACGTAGAAGGCCACGAGTATGAGGTGTTACAAG